GGCAAGCACAAAGTTTACGTCAGTGCTGCGCCTGAACGGGATAACTCTCAAGATGCCACTGTCTGTCACTCCAAACCGTGTGCCTGGGCGCTTGAACGCTCCACCGTAGGAACGCACCATGAAGTTTTCCAGCATGCGACATCCGGTTGCATACTTCTCAGAGTCTGTCCTCCCATCCATGATCGGTGACATTTCGCCACCGTTGAAGACCGCCTTGATCGTTTGTATTTGTGAACTCATAGTGAGTAGCCTCCGCGGGAAAGGACAACCTGAGAATCATCGAATGGAGTGATGCGCCTGCCCTTCCCTTCGTTAGCATCTCGCGCCTTCGCCGGCGGTGCTGCGGCCTTTGTGAAGAACTGATGAAGCTCGATTGCCCTGCCGCTACTGCCAGCGGTGTCAGACGCAATGTATGAAGCAAGCAGATAGCTGAACGCAGTCACAAAGTCGGCTGGGTATTTCGTGATGTCGGTGATGCGCTGGATGTATTTCAGATTGATCGTCTCGTCGTCGCAAAGAATCACTCCTTTTTCGAGCAGGAAATCGGAGCCATCATCCTCGTTCTGTCCGCCATCGGCGTTGATTGATATCGGGCGCAAGCAATCAGTCGGCGGCGTGTGCTGGAAGTCGTAAGCGAACTGAGGAATACCGACGACGCTGCCTGTGTCGTTGGTGTAAGTGCCTGCAAACACAGAGCCGTCGAGCGTAAAATGATTGCCAGACACAGTGACATACCATTGACCATTGGCGACAGTCACGCCTTGAACGTCCTTCACATAAACGCGATCACCCGTAGCATAACCGTGTCCTGCGTGCGTAATCTTGATGAGGCCGCTTGAGTCAGTAACCGCCGCGCCGGTTAACGTGTGATATGTCACAGTCTGCCGCTTGCGGGCTGTGGCAAAGTTCCACGGGTGCATTCTTAGTGTCTCGTCGAGCGCGGTGTAAACAGGCGTGCCAGCTTCGGGATTCCACCATTTTCGAATGCTTGCCGCTTGCTGAGTGCTGTCGGTTGATAGTGCCGTCAATGCTCGTCCACCAAGGTGGGCAATTGCCAGATTCGCGATCTCGGTTGCTGTTGCTGCCATAGTAGTGGGATGATACACAAAAAGCGGAGCAATGCAACCGCACCGCTCCGCTCTTTGGTTAGTTATTGATTAGGCCAGAGTGTAAGCGAGATTATAAGTCTCCTTGTGGGAGATGGCGGTCGTTGTCGTTGTAAACGTGACAACGATCCACACATCTGCGTCAAAAGTGACGGGAGTGAGGAAGTTGACACCAATGGTGCCAGCTTCAGAAAAGAACTTGCGACCTGCGGCAGAACCGAGATCAAGTGCCGTTCCAAAAGCGTCCACATCAACAACAACTGGAGTTTCGGCACTAGTGAAGTAGCCAATGGATGCCACACATGCTGCACCAGGGTCTTCGTAGTCCACGGAGCAGAGTTGCGGGATAAGACGCGCACCTTTGGGGAGGCGAGCGAGGTAAAGCGGATCTGCTGTTGCCGCGATGAAGGTTTTCGTCACTTGGAGAAAGTGAAGATTGCCACCGTTAAGCGGAAGCGTTGGGCGTTCGGAGCCGTCGGTGCGGGCGGCGAGTTGGTCGGTTGCAAATGTGGTATAGACGTTAGCCATATTGGTATTTTATTGAGTGTTGAACTTTAACGGGTGTTTAGATTGTCGGGATTGGATAAGCTGAAATTGCAGCTGCATCTATCGCAGTAACAACATCAGTCACGGTAACGCCATTGGCGAGCTGACGAACAAAACGACGCAGTGCAACGACGTCAGTGTCGCTGATCACAAGATCGTCATCTGTCGCGCCTTCAAGAGTGGCGGTTTCCATTGTATTGCGGCCAGGTTTGATACTGACTTGGTATGTAATGCGTTCGGCCATAGTGGGTAGGTTTAGAAAGGGGCGGCTTTTACACCGCCCATCTCAGGTTAGATTATGGGGACTCGTCGCAATAGATACGAACAACCTTTTCGTTCTCGGAGCGAACAGCACCGAGCATCATGGTCGAGCGAATCTGCAGGGCGTGGCGGCGAGTAGGCAAAATGTCCATCTGAACCTTGCGGTCAGACATTGCAAACTTGATTGCCGACTTGTGGAAGGCAAACACGGAGCGAATGTCAGTGCTGGTATTGCGTGCAAGGCGCTGTGAGGACAGGAACTTGAAGCCGAGGAACGTGTCAACCTGACCAGACACAAGAGCTTTGACGCTGCTGTAGTCTTCGCTGGTGACTTCCGTGGTGCGGAGGAGGTCTTGCACCTGCTGAGCACCGCAAACAAGCATACGGTCAGCGTTTGGCACTTCGGCCAAGTCCATCAGGTATTTAGCCCGACGGAGTTTGCCGATGGTCAGACCGCTAGCTGCGCTCGTGCCGTTCTCAACGTAGGTCGAGGCGAGAGAGTAGTTAGTGTCGAACGCATCAGAGGTCGTGCCGTCTTCGCCAATGTAGCGAGTAGCATCAAAAGCGGAGATGATCACGTCATCGATTGCACGGTTAAATGCCATCGCGTGGGATTGAACCTCGTCGCTCGTTGGGAGAACGATGCTGCCGAGGAAGTGTTTATCGAACTCGTCGAAGACGGTGACTTTTTCCTTCGGACGCTGGGTGAGCCAGTATTTCGATCCGTCAAATTCGCCATCAGGAGTGTCGCCCTTGCGGACAAGCACGTCTTGAGCTTCGGAATCGTTCAGAAGGTTGAACCATTTCTTTTTGCCTGTGAAGTCGGCGCGAGTAACGGAATTGAGCAGGCGGGAATCCATCTGCTGGAGAGCCTGGGTGAAAGAGCGTTCAAACTCTGTTGGATAGAAGGTGTCAATGGTAGCCATGATATGGATGTGGTAAAATGAGGTCAGTTGAACTGTTCGGAATGAACAGTGTCGGAAGTCGTTGCTCCCAGTGCTCTTTGGTTGCCTTCAGTGAAGACCTCGTAGACCGGCTACCAGCTTGTCTATTGCTAGGGCTGATAACTGATATTCTCACAAATGAGAATCAAATCAAGAACTTTTCTCAATTTTGAGATGTTTGCCAATGAAAAGGGCCAGGCCAATTACGACCTGACCCTTGCTCATGTTGAGGACGCTAGAGCGAGCGCGAAAACGCCGACACAACGCGGCACCTCAAATTCTAGGAAGTAGCGGCAGAAAACAACCGCTGAAGCTGCGTCAATGCAGCGGATTGCTTCTCTGCGCCATTCTTTCCCTGATAATCGTCGCCTTTGCGAATGCGTTCGGCTTGCTCTTGGTAGGTAGCCGAAGCATTGTCGCCGCTGATTAAGCCTGAATCTTCGCGCAGGAACTTATCAATTGCCAACGATGCGCGAATAAACTCAGGATCGCTTGCCAGCTTGCTGCTCTTGATGTCGATGCCGACTGCCAATGCTCCACGAGCAGCACGCTGCCAGTTGTTCGGAGCATCTGCGCCCCATTCCGTGTTCATGCCGTCGATCACGCCCTGCACCTGCTGCGCCTCCATCTCGGCAGACTTGGCAATGATGCCGCCTATATTCTCGTTGTTGAGGTCGATCAGCTTATGCAGAGCCTCTGGCGGGATACCATACTCTGCTGCAATCGTTGCCGCTTTGTTGGCGGTGTCAGAGTTCCAAATTACACCTTCTGGCAGATTGTCTGGAGCTTTCAGCCCATAATCCTCTGGCTTCTCAGGAGCGCCGGTGATCTTTCGCACCTCGGCTCGATAGGCAGCGATTTGTTCAGGCGTTGCCTTTTCGCCTGGCTTCTTGATCTCGCGCTTCTCAGAGAACGCTTTTTCTAGCGACTGATAAGATGCGCCGAGTTGGTCAACTTTCGGCTCGCCCTTGGCTTCATCCCAAAACTTAGCTGGAATGTAATCAGGCCGAGTGATTGCCGATGGCTGAATGTCAGGAGTTACCGGCGTTGGTGTGAGCTGCGTATCTAGCGCAGTCGTTTCGGTGGTTGTTGCTGTGGTTTCCATGATGTTTATTTGACGTTGATTTCTTTCCACTGGTTGAACTCACTCGGCCCGTAAGTGTTGACGAACCGAATATGAAACTGCTGCTGATTCTCGTAGTAGTTACCGAATCCGCTGATGTCCCAGCGCGAAGGAGCAGGCGCTTGAACTGACAAGGATTCCTTGTCGGTTGGTTCCTCTGTTGGTTCCTCATGCACTGGCTCAGTAATGACCACTTTCAGGTTAGGATTTGCCGCGATGTCTCGGATTTGTCCCAAGATGCGCCCGCTGATTTTGTCAGATGCGAGGATGGTGTCATCGACAATGCGACCGATGAACTCGTCATCGCGCATTACCTCGTTGTTTTCTGTGATGTTGATCATAGTTGTTCTGTTGGTTTCTCTGGTTTCTCGTCGTAACGGGAAAGGTATGTGTCTAACAGCCACCTGACGTGCGCCTTGCTGCCGTCTGCTAGACCGGCTTTGATTGCATCAGCACCGATGGACTGCGTAAAGACAGTGGCAAACACGCCGCCGCACGTTTGGTTCATCCACCTGAAGACGAGTTGGAAATCCTCGTCGTGAAACAGTCGAAGAACCGCGCCGGTGAGCGACGGTTTCTCATCTTCCCGCAGTGGAGTCAGCAGTTGTGTTATGGTTGTTTCCATTTGAAATCTACATCATCGCCTGAGCGACTTCCTTAGCCTTATCGACGCCGCCAATGTCTTTCACCGCGCCAGCCGCTTGCTGCATCATTGCCATCTGTTGCTGCGCTTGCATCGCTTGAGCACGGCCTTGACGAATCGCATCGACCTCTTCTTGAGGACGCAGGAAGGAAGGATCGACGCCGGCAAGTCTTGAGCTTTCGCGGATGAACCAGGATGGATTGACTTCATCGACAATCTCAGGGAACACTTGAGCAAGTGACGCGATCTTCTGCACCATTGTGTCAGCAGCACGCAGCGACATGCCACGCAGAGCAAGCGCCAGCCGATTCGTCATCGTGATCACTGGATTCGGCACCTGGATAAGATTCGGCCCGATCTGCTGCACAGACTCAGGAGGCGGAGACGGCAGCATTCCATTTTCAGCCCACGACTCGAACAAGCGGATCATCATCGGCTGGATCGTGTCGGTAGTGTCGCGATCAAACGCAGGACTGATGGCGTCCAGCTTCTCACCGGCAAGCTGACCGGCTTCAAATGCAGTCATCTCGCGATTGTTCGCAGCGTTCATTGAGAACATCTGGAACATGTCGAGATGGCAGCGACGGCGGATCATCTCTTGGCGCATCTTGACTCGCTCCATTGCCATCGACCAGTCGCCACTGACGTTGAGAGGATAGATGGAATCGGGATTTAGACCTGCGCCATAGTAGTTCATGGCGCGAGCAGATGTCTTGAGCGTGCCTTCAAATGTATCCGGCACCATCATGGGTGGGAACACTGATTTCTCAGCATACACATCCATCATCTTTTGCATGAAATTAAGCTGACGCGACTCTGGCAGGATCGAAAACCCTGGCCCGTAGCCCCACATGTCACTGACATCAAGAGCATCCCATTTCAGGAAGCGACCAACGTGGAAAGGAAACGAATCAAAGCCGCTTTCTTGAACGATCTTCTGGCTCTGCTTCTCAACGTAGGCTGAAACAAAAGCCTTTTTCTTGCCTGCTGCCATGCCCATGTCGTTGCCTCGCTCTTTTACAGGCCGAGGCTCGACGATGTGAATGAAGGTGAACTTCTTTTCTGAGCCGTTGTCGCACGCTTCTCTGACTGCAATGGGCAATTCATCGCGGCCAAACTTTCCTTCAGCCTGTCGCGCCGTCATATCAAACTCACGCATGACGCAGTTGGCAGCACCGTTGTGATCGGTGTCGAACACATACGAACCAATCTTGATCTTCTCGAAACGTGTCTGGTTGTCTGGCGTTACCTGCGAGAACAAGCAAGACGTGCCGAATCCCCAAAGATCAAAGAGCGACTCATGCCGCTCTGCGTAAAAGTTACTGTTGGCGATGTATTCCGACGCAAGCATTGAGCACTCACGAAGCCAGTTCTTGACGGCATCGTTATTGCGAAACGCGAGGATCGGCGTAAACTCCATCCACGGTTGCGTCTTGTCGGTCGTCCAGCTCATGTAACCAGCCACCGCACGTTCGATGGCATCCATGCCGGTGATGTCGTAGAGTCGAGCGTCACGCTGATTCGCAGGCGTGTAGTCTTTCTGCGTGATCCCAGCCTTTCGGGTAAAGATGTGCTCTGCGATCTCCTGCCAGGCTGTATCCCATATTGCACGCGAGTCTCTCAGCGAATTGTAACGCTTGAGCCATCCTGCCGTGCGGTCACTGCCCTCGATGTAGTCGCTCATGTGGTCAGTATTTCGATTTCATGGTCTTCACAGGTGCCACAGGCATAACCGGTGCAGGTTGCATCGCAGGAGGAGCGATGGCACCGAGTCCAGCAGATGATCCGAGTGCAGTCTGAGCACCAAGAGCATTGGGCGATCGGGTAGATGCCAGACCTTTTCGGCGGCCAGCAGCGATCAATGCCTGCTCACCTTGAGCTGAATCAGCGCGGACAGGCGCCGCTGCTGCTGGTGGTGAAGGTGGAGCTTTAGCTTTGCCGCCCATGAATGCCTCCTTTGTGGTTTCTCATAATTGATAATCATATCAAAAATGAGAAAGCGCAAGGCAAAATTACAAGCCCGCCCTAATTCTGAGCCGCTGATAGTCGAGCCAATGGATGCGGCCTTCGTTCTCTCGGCAGAAACCTAGCCACTTTCGGTCAGTTGGATTCGGATCAAGCCTCAGTAGCTCGGTCAGACTGCCCACTGCCAGCGTTACAAAGTAAGCTTTCTCGTATCTTGCGTCACCGAACTCACGGTAGACATCATTGGCGATGATGAACGATTCACTGTTGCTGTAAACGTAGCCAGAATGTAACGCATCGGTGATGAGTTCCTCAAAGCACATGCCCAAGTCGGCTGCAATCTCCCGCGCGTAGTCCGCCGGTGATTCTTTAGTTGGTATCTTGGACATCGCTTCGCCTGCGCGTTGAGGTTGCCTGCCCTGATCCTGAGTGAATCAATCCTAGTCGATCGGCCTCTGCCATCGTCCTGATGCCGTCAGCGACATGAGATGCCCAGGTGTGAAGCGGCACATTGCGGACGATGCCAGACGACGAATCTGATGCCATCTCGTAAGCCTTGATGCCCTTGACTCCAGTTTCACACGCCGGCAGTCGCCATTCAAAGCTCGGCATCAGCTCGCGGACATAGCCAATGCCTTGCCAGTAGTCTGGGATGACGGGAACAACGATCATCGACTTGAAACCGGCGGCAGCGGCATCTGCCTCAAATGTAACGCCATTGCGCTGCGTTTGCCTTGCATCGTGCGGCAGGTAGTGTCGGCCGTAGCTGTATCCCTTGGCGCTCATGTGGGCAAATCGCTCGACGATAGTGAGATCAAGCCCGATGTCGCAGTCGATCCATCTCCACCGGCCGAACGCTAACCGTTGACCATACCACACGACCGTGTTGCGCGGCCCGCCCAAATCCCAGAATGTATGCACCGGCGATCTGCCATCGACAGGGAACTCGCCAATGCGATCCTCAGACAGCGCTTTACTCATCTCGCGGCCGTAGATTGCATTCTCGTTGCTGACGCTGAAATCACAGTAGAACTCCTGGCGAATCAATGCCTCGCTCATGCCTGACTTTCGCTCCTCGTCGATCTGTTCGGCTGTAATAGCCTGCGTGTCGTCGCACGTTAGCACCTGGGCGAACCATGCGTCGTTGGTCTTTGCCATCTTGAGCATGTCATGAAAATGATTCTCGCCTCTGGGCGTGCCGTTAAACCAGGCAAAGCCACCGTTTTCTGCGAGGATGGGCCGCGTGTAATCCCAGGCAAGCGGGTTTTGATTTTGGAACTCAGAGAACACGACGCCGTAGTAGTTGCCGCCCACAACGTCGAGGTTGTCAGTGCCTAGAATCTGGATCGTTGAGCCGTTAATAAGCTCGATCCGCATGTCAGTCTGGTTCGGCGGCTTCGCGAGCAGTTCTTTCGGGATGTGATCAATCACGCGCATCCCGTTGGTAACATCCACGTTCTGCCACAAGGCTTTGCGACCGAGTGCAGCGGTGGGAAAATAATAAGCGACGTTGCAAGGGCGCTCAATCGCTTTGATGATGAGCTTCGTGAAGCATAACTTGTCCTTGCCCGCTCTTCGATGCCACACGAGCAGCACACGCTTGCATTCGTCCATCGTCCTCCACGCAGGAAGCTGATACGGCCTCGGCGTGTATCTGTGCGGCAGCTCAATGGTCATAGCTTGCGAATCACGATTTCAGTCGCGCCACTGTGCTCGACCTTCTCTGGCGCATAGTGACCGGCGCCTTTACCAATCTCGCGCAATGCTCCAGTAGCGGCTGAAAAGTCCTCAGATTCCTCTGCACTCGCGGCAATTCTAGCGAGTCGCTCAAGCCACGCTTCCTTCGACAAATCAAACTTTCGGTCAGCTTTCGCGGCCACTTTGACGCGTAATTCTTCAATCCTCAGGGCAGTCTCAGGATTATTTGCCAGCTTTGAACCTTCTACCTCCGCCGTTCTATCAGAGCACTTCCCACCGCTGACATGCTCGCGGTAAGCTTGCGACGCAGGCATATTCAAAGCCACCGCCTGGGCGAATGCTTCATGCTTGGGATTCTTCAGTGCTGACATAATTTTAAATATTAACCGCCAAAGCGTTACAATTCAACATCGCGTTTGACGATCATCCAGCGCGCACGCTTTGATCTGGTCTTTCCAAACGGAACGCCAGCATCGATCTCTTTGCCGATCTCTTTGCCGAAGATTGCCGTAAGTTCATTGTTAGTTTGGAGCGCCTCTTGCCCTGTCATCATTTCGATTTCGCCCGTCGCGTCCTGGCCGCTGTAAAGTTCAAACTCATGAGCCGTTGCCAGATACTTAGCGCGATCTTCGTCGTTGGTAATTTGCCTTGCTTCCAAAGCCCGAAACTTGAATAGGTCAGGCGACCTGTGCGCCGCTGCCATGTATGGATTAATCGTTCTCATAGTTGTTGGATGTCTGGGGTAAATCGTCGGAGAACCATCGGCAGAT